ACCTTGGCGGCGTTGGTGCCGGCGGTCTCGGTGACGGCGCCGATCGGGGCGATGCCGGCGCCGGCCGCGCCGACCACGATGCCGCCCGACACGTTCCAATAGGCGCGGTCGCCCTGGTCGAGCGCGCTGCCGCTGCCGGTCGCCTTGGGCAGCTCCCACACGCCTTCGGTCGCGATGTTCACGTCGCTGCCGCTGGTCGCGTCGACGGTGGCGACACCAAACACGCTGCCGACCACGACGCCGGCGCCGCTCTTGACATCGGCCGGCGCGGTGACGTTGATGACCTCGCCGGCCTGGACGTAATTCTTTGCCATAATAGTTTCTCCTTGGTTTTGATACTATAGATAAACCATTTTAATAATGGTTTCTCGCGAGTATCTAAACTATTTACCAGCCGCGGAACGGCGGCGTTCTCAGCACGACGCTGCGGGGTCGCCGCGTGCCTTCGAGGTTTGCGATTTCGGTTTCGAGGGCCGCGATGGCGGTCGCCATTTCCTTGTCGGATTTGTAGAAAATACGGCGCTCTCCGAACCAAAGCTCTTTCACGCCGCTGCGCCGCGCCGCCTTCGCGGCTTCGAGCTGCGCCTGGAGTGTCGCGAGCTGCGCCTGATCGGCCATGGCTTATTTGCCTGCGTTGGAATACCAGGACCGGTGCTCGACGAAGCCCGCGCCCCAATCGAGCGACACCTTTATTTCGAGGCCATCGATTTCGAACCCGGCCCGCGACTGAATTTGCGGACCCGGCGCGCCGGACAAATACGCAAATTCCAAACCATCGATCGCGGCCGGGTCCGCCGCGAGATACCAGCGATCAGCGTCGACCAGGCGCGGCTCGACGACCTGGCGCAGATGGGAAAAGACGTTGACGTTGTCGAGCTCCACCGGCTGGATCGCGGTGAGCGTCTTTTGCGTCGCGGTTTCCATTTCCGGAGGCACCACGACGTAGACCGGCTCGACGATAATGAGACCGCCGCTCGGGCCAGTCTGCCGCCGCATGGCGAGCCGCGCGGCGTTGAGCGTCGTTTCGGATGGCGCCGCGCCGGTGGTGCTGACGTTCTTGTGGCTGCTGTGAAACAGCGTCTGCCCGTCCTTCATGGTAGGCCCCAGGCCGGCATTGGAGGTGAGCAGGTTCACGAGGCCCTGCGCCTCGAAATTCGCGCACGCTTGGCCCATCCGCCGCGGCATGTCGGTGAACGCGGCGACGTCATCGTTCACGAGCGCGGGGGTGGTGATGCCGAAGATGCGGCCGAACCGTTTGATGGCGTAGGTCTCCTCGGCCTCCTCCATCGTGCCGTATTGATATTCGCCATGCTCTCCGGGTTCGCTCAACGTCATACCGGAGCTGTCCAGCATGAGGCGATGCTTGGTGCGGAAGTCGGCGGCCGTGGTCTCGCGGGCGAGCTGACGGATCGCGGACGTGGCGCTGTCGTAGCTCTGCCGCATCGTCCGGTTCACGGTGTCGGCAAGGATCAGGGCGAAGTCGCTTGTGGTGTGCAGCGCGCGATCGATCAGTGAGACGCGCGTGGCGCCATAGATCGAGCCGCCGCTGCGGGTGATGCAATCGGCCGCGATGTCGGGGGTCGAGAACGAGACGAACTGCCGGGCCGGGCCAGAGGGCACGTGCCGCGGGTTGATGCGGGCAAACAGCGCCTCGCCGATGGCGCGTATCCTGGCCTCCGGGTTGTCCATGGTGCGGCGATTGTGTGCGCTGTCGATGTTGCCGGTGGCGGACCGGATTTGCAGCTCGAACAGGATTTCGGCGCGGGCGTCGGCGAGCGATGCGCCGCGATCGATCAGGCCGTTGGTGACGGCCTCGCCGACACCGGCCCGCTGCGCCAGGCCGCGTATCTGCCGATTGATCTCGGCGCGCGGTCCGGCGGCGTCGCCGCTCGGCGCCGGCAGATTGCGGGTGCGCGCGTTGCGATCGGCCGGCACCGCGACGAAGCTCGCCTCGCGGATCGTCCAGCGGACGGCGGTGCGGGTGCGCTGGCCGGCGGCGTTGGTGCCGTCGCGCCATTCGTGCACCTGATAGCCGACCGAAAGGTGTTGGATCACCCCGGACCGCACGTCGTCGAGGATCGGCGCAAGCTCGGGCCGCGAGCTGAACCGGATCAGGCCAATGACCTCGCTGCCCTCGACGCGCACGGCGTCGAGCGTGCCGAGCACGTTATCGAGGCCGGACTGCTGATGGCTGTCGAGAACGCTGGCGCCGCGGGAGCCGGGCTGATCGAGGCCGGCGGGGTCGAGGATTTCCAGATAGGCGCCGCGGGCGTCGGTGCGCGGTACCGGGGCGGCCGATGCGATGACGGCCTCGACGGTCCGGGTCGCAGGGTCGAAGGTCTGCGGGCGCGGAATTGCGTCGCGGGTTTCGAACGCGCCGCCATGGTCGCGCGTCAGTAGACGGTCAAGCGGAAGCGCCTGCATTTTGGTTCTCCAATTGTGGGGCGCCTGGTGCCAGGCGCGGGACGAAGGTGTCGGCCGCAAATTCCCGATCGACATCGCCGATGTCGCGGCCCCGCGATGCGATGATCTCGGCGCGGCTCCTGATGCCGGCGGCCAGAAGCGTGGTATCGGCTTGCGCCTCTCGGTACGGATCCAAGCTCGCCCATTCGGGGAATAGGAATTGCACCCCGAAGTACGGCGTCGGGTCTTGTTCGAAATCCGGCGCATGCAGCCGGCCCGATAGGACCTCCAGCGTGACCCAGCGCTGCCAGATTGGCCGCAGCATGCGGGAGACGAAAAGCGTCTCCCGCAGCGCCTTGCATCGCCGCTTGAATGCTTCGAGGCCAACTTTGCCGCTGGAATAGTTCGTGTTGGTGAGATCGCCCGTCATCAACTCGTAGGGCAGGCCCACGCCGGCCGCGATCTGCCGCAGCATGCCGCGCAACAGATCGGGCGTGCCCTCGACATCGGGCACGGTCGGGAAAGTGATAGTCGTATCGGGCCCGAGGAAGTGCATTGCCCCGGGCACGATGCCCTCCCGTATCGACGGGTCGCGGGTGCCGTCCGCCAGCCCGGTGGCGCCACTCGGGTCGACGATGAACGCGGACCACAAGGCGCCGGTGTTGGCGCGAGCGAGTAGGGCATCCTGCAAGCTGTCGACCTGGTGAATGGTGTTCTGCACCGGCGCCAGCCAGCTCGCGCCCCTGACCTGGCCGGGCACCTTCGCTTCGAACAGGTGGATGATGTCCTCGGCGGGCAGCCGGACCGGCGCCCATTGCATCGTCGCGACGATCAAATCCGCCCTCGGGAAAACGTAGTAGCCGACGCGCCGGCCGCTCAAATCGAACTCGACGCCTGTGATGATCCTCTGCTGGTTTTCCACCTCGCGGGTCATCGCCGGGTCGAGCTGCTCGGGCGACAAGCTGCGGATGCGCAACTCGCCGCGGGGCGTGGTAACGAATTGGCCCAGATATTCTCCGCTCGGGACGATCGAACGGACAGCGAGATGCAGTAGGCCCGTGAGATCGTGCACCCCTTCGACATCGACGCATTGCGTCCATTGGTTCCAGGCGTCCTCGATCGCCTGGGCCATCGCCGCATTCGGATGCCCACTACGCGCGGTCGCCCCGTCGCCGATGAGATTGGTCGCCCACTGGTCGCTGATGGTGACGGCCACCGGCGACGTTGTGGTGAGAAAATGCCCCTTCGCCGCGTCCGGCCCGCGGCGCTGCAATAACTGCCGGGCCGGCGCCCACGTGCTCGCCCAATCGGGGTAGCGCCGCCCACGGCCTTCGCCGCGGCCGGGCTCGCCGTCCCAGCGGTCGAGCGCCCGGCGCAGCGTTCCAACGATGGTGCGGCGCAGGCTCATTGGTTGGCGCGCTGGCGCATGTAAGAACGAAGCTCGGCAGCGTGTTCGTGCTCGCCTTTGCGTTCGCGCCGCTTGGCCTCCGCCTCAATCTCGGCATCGGTCATTTTTTCAATCGGGACGATCGTCGGCACTTTCTTCATGGCCGCCCCCCTATTGCAGCGCCCGGCCCACCGGCGCGCGGCCGAGCTTCTCCGGATGCTCGCGCCTGAAAATTTCGAGCGCCTGGCGGCGGATGTCGGCGGCGCCGCTAATCAGCGAGACAAACTCGGGATGGTCCGGCGGCAGGAAAATCGGCCCGAGATCGAGGCCCATGCGCTTGGCTCGCGCCCGCAGCTCGCGGATAATCCCGCTGACGTTGACGGTGATGACGCGACGGGGGTCGAAGCCGTCGCGATGCACGTCGCCGAGGATTTCCTCGGCCAGACCGCTCGCGATCAGGTATTCCCGCTCATGGTCCGGTCCGGCAATGCCGACCGCGAGATAGAATGTGCGCCCCTCGGGGTCATGTGCCGCTCGTCCGGTGGTTTCCATCCAGTGATCGGCCCAGCCCTCAACGATGGCCGCCGCGTCGAACACACCGATCGCCGTCGCCAGCTCCAGCCCGATGATGCCGCCGACGGCATCGATCGGAAAAATCTCGCAGGCGGCCTCTGCCGGTACCCCAAAGGCGAACGGGAACCGCCCGCCGAACATGCGCCGCCAGTGCTGTTGTGGGAGGCGAAGCAGGTGGACGAATTGGGCTTCGGTGAGGTGTGGGGTCAAAGGGCAACCTCCGGGGTTTGAGCGGGGTTGCCGTCCCAATTACACCCCAAACGCCTTCGCGTGTTGTCAAGTTTTTATGCGCTGGACGCATACCCCGAAAAGTCAGAAAGTGCCCATTTGACGGGGCTTTCCTGCAAGCGCGGCTTGACAACGCGCGATGATATTTCGAGAGTTTTCGGCGTTTCGGATGACGATGCCGCGACATTGCCGGACCTGATCGAGACCTGCGTCGCGCGCAACCCGCCTTTCGCTCAGCTCATCCACCTGCTGCGGATGACGCTCGGCGCCGCGGCCGGCGGCGGCGTCTCATGGCGCAGCTCATCTTGCCGCTGATCGAAGGCAGCCGCGGATAATGCCAGCGCCGCCTTCGCGCCGAGCCCGTACACGAGGCAATCGAGCGCCTCGGCTCTCATGCCAGGCTTCCGCTCAAATCGCGCCACGGGCCTCCCCCGGGCCATGCGGACGATGCGCCGCTCGCTGGCGAGTTGCTCGAAATAGGTCGCGTCGAGCGAATGCGAGAACCTGATCGAGCGCCCCCGGGCGAGCCGGGCGATGATCTGGGACTTGAGCACGTCGACCCCGATGATGAACAGCCGACCGCGCTTGACCCGCGCCGCGGTGATCGCCGGACGCGCGAAGCCGGCGGCGCCCTTGCCGGCGAGCACCTTCCTGGAGAGCCGCGGGGTGCAGAACGCGAGCACCGCGTCGTAATGACCGCCGTCGCCGGCATCGATCACGGCGGCGTCGACCTTGAGCGACCCACCGGCCGGATGGCGGAACCGCTGGCGCAAAAGCTTTTCGACCTCGTCCCAGGTGTCGCCATCCAACGGGCTGCCCCAGATCACTTGGTGGCCGAGAGCGAACACGGTCCCGTCGCGGCCGTGCCCCAGGATCGTCGCCTCAATGCGATCGTCTTGAACGTCGGCGCCGATGGTGATCGCCAGCACCTCCGCCGGGATGCGATCCAGGCCGAAACTCTCGACCCGGCCGGCGAGCGCCGCCTCGTCGACCTCGTCCGCATCGTCGGCCCAGGGTTCACCTAAGACTGTGTTGGTGAACACTTTGAGCGTCGAAGTATCTCCCTTGGCATTGATGAATTCCGCGGCCAACTTGCCCCAGGCGGCGTTCGCCAGCGGGCTGATCAGCGCCGACAATCGGAAGCCCGCGTGGCCTTTGATCTGCGGCGCCATCGCCCGCCATCGGCCCTTGCGCACCGCCGCGGCCTTGTGGCGTTCCTCGACCAGCTCGCCGCACGACGGGCAGCGCCATGCCGCCAGCTCGGGGTGACCTTCCGGCCACTCGATCGCGGGCCATCTGATCTCGTGAAACGCGCCGCACGCCGAGCATGGCACCTCGAACACCCGCTGATCGCTCTGCGCATAGAGCCGGGCGATGTGGCTGGTCGCTTCGTCCAATGGCGTGCTGCCGCAGACGATTTTTCTGTCGCCGTAGCTCAGCGTCCGCTTCTCGGCGAGGCTGACTGGATCGCCTTCGGCACTTTGCTCGATCGCATCGACCTCGTCGATCAGCAGGATGCGCGCGGTGTGCCGGCGCAAATTCCGCGGCGCCTTGCCGGCAACGATCTTCAAACTGCCGCCGGGGAAGAGCCGGTGCAGGAGCGTATTCCGATCGCTGCGGCCGGGATGCGGCATCGGCAGGTGGTCGGTGATCTCGGTACTGTCGAGAAAGAGCGGCTCCAGGTCGCTGACCATGTAATCGCGGCAATCGGCCTCGGTCGGCATGAGGACCAAGATCGGGCTCGGCTCGCGGACCACGAAATGCGCGACGCTCGCCGTCAGCAACGCGGTGTAGCCGATGCGCGCGGATTTGAGGACGCTCACCCGCTCGATCGCTGGGTCGCCGATCGCCGCCGCGATGCCGCGCTGGTACGGGTAGAGCTTGATCGGCCCGGGCTCGGCGGCGGCGCCGGCCGGGAGCCGGATCGTGCGCTCGATCCAGGCCGGCAGCGGCTCATGCTTCGCCTTGGCCTTGGTGGTGGTGACCATGGGCGCGAGCGTAGCACGGCCTCAGTGCTTGGCGGACGATCCGGGCGTTTCTGGCCGTATGTCCATCAATCCCAACTCACCCAACAGCGCGATAGCGTCGGCGATCTCGTCGGCGGGGCCGCTGTAGTTTTCCATGAGAAAATCCACGGCCCACGCCAGCGCGGTGCCGCGCATGCTCAATCCATCGTCGGTGTCGAGCGGCTCCCGCATCGCGCGGCGGTAATTTTCGAAAGCGTGCGTGGTCTTCGTCCGCCGCACGTCCTCGGGGATGTGCGCTTCGATGAACGCCAGAACCACCGGCATGAGCGCTTCGAGCCGGCGCACCTGATCGTCTGTGATCTGGTACTCGCGTTTCGTCCGCTTGCGCTTGCTCATGGTCGCGGCCCTCGCTTCGCGCTGTCGTGCTCCAGCTCATCGCACCACTGGATCACCTGCACCGCGGTCAGATTGCGGGCTTCGGCTTCGCGCTCGCCGCGTCGAGTGAGCTTGAAGCGGTCGCTGTCCCGCTGCTTGCGCATAGCGAAGCCGAGATGCCTTGCGAATTCACGGGCGCGACGAACGGTGCCGCTGCCACGGTTGCTCATGGCGCGAGCCTACGCCGCGCCCGCCCGCTTGATCCAGCAGGTAAGCGGAGCTGGACAAAACCGCTTGACCGCGCGGCGCGGGAAACAGTCCTAAAAAATCGTCCACCGTCCGTCGACGCAAGCCTGTCGATGGACAGTCGCAGACCGATGACGCCGAGGAGACCCGCACGTGGCGGACGGCGCCGCATTTTTGTTGTGCGGTCATTGCAAGACCGGGCGCTGCGCGCTCCCGATTTCACTCGGCGAGAAGGACCCGCAAGCGCAGCTTACTCCCGGCGCTTGATGGCGATCGCGAGCCATCCGGTGCTGTCAAAACGAGCCCATGGGCTCGCTTTGCCGCCGTCGTGGGGCACGCTCTATGAGCTGACCAAGCTCGCTCACCAAGTCACGCATCGCCCATGGCGTCGGCCAGCTCGCGCAGCGCTTGCGCCTGATCGCCGTTGTCGGTGCGCCGCATCCATTCGAATTGATCCCACGCTCCCATGGCGACGGCATGCCCGTGCCTGGCCCTGGCCGCCTCGAAGATCGCGTGCGCCTGGCCGGCGGCGTCGGCCCGCCACATCCTCAAGGCGACGCGGAGGGCGATCTCGTGGGTGCGGCGGTCTCTCATGGTGCCGCCTCGCGCAGCGCGTTGAGCACCTCGGCGATGCTCGGCAGGTAGATGCGATCGGTGCGCGCCAGCGAGCGGCACGCCGCTTCGAGCTGCGCCGGGCTGGGATCGGCCACGATGATTTCTTCGATCATCCGCGGCACAAAAATGTGCGGCGCTGGCGGTCTCTTGGCGCGCGGGAATGCGCCGAGTAGCGCCGCCACTTGGTCGCAGACGAACCGTCTCGTGAGCCCATTCATGGTGCGTCCTTCTCCTCCACGATCTCGGGCTTCATGGGCGCACCAGTCGCAGGTGGCCGCGCCTGGGGATGGCGATGACATCCTTTCGGACGCCGGCGAGGACGGCATAGAGCGCCGGGTAGGGCGTCGCCTCTCGCATGAAGTCGTCGACGGCGACGGTGAGAAGGCGCGCGCACAATTCGAGCGCGGCGGTGACGGCGGCGCGGCCGTGCTGTCTCGATGCTGTCGCGATTGCGGCCGGGAACGTCCGGCCATCGGCGAAGGCTTCCATCAGCTCGCTCGCCAGCTCGTCAACGGGCGGCGCGGTATTGCTCCTACTCGTAGTCATTTGCGTAGTGTCCTCGGTGTTGTCGTCTGATCCCCCCCTGCACCCCCTCTGTAAGGGGAGAGGTGGAACGGAACGCCCCATCAGGAAGTGCTGTGTGACACTTCCCATGGGGTTCCTCGTTCCGCCTGGAACGCTTGTGCCACAGGGGTTTCCTGCCGATCGTTCCGCCCCGTTCCGCACAAGTCGCTCGATCGTGGAACGGGGGCGTGGTTGCATCTGATCGTTCCAGGTTGAAAAACGGTTGAGCGGAACGGGTTTCACTCCAAATCCAAACGCGGGTCATCGTCGCGGTCGCGTCGCGGGATATCGATGCCGATCGCCTTTTTGCCGGCCTTGGTGAGCAGGTGCTCGCGGCCGATCTTGGCGACCAGCTTGTCGTCCTTGAGCCGGGTCATCACCCGGTGCACCAGCGACTTGTGTGGCCGATCGCCGTCTTTGCCCTTGATGATCCATCCACAGCCGGCCGCCAGTTCGGCAATCGAGGCTGTCGGGCGGGCTTCGATCACCCGCAAGAGGCGATCCTCTTGGAACCGCGCCTTGGCTTCGCTCTCGCTGATCTCCGCCTCCGAGGTAGCCTGCGCCATCACGGTTGGCGTATATCGGCCCTTGGCGTCTATGAGAGCCTCGGGGGTGACGGTCACCATCTGGAACGTGATCTTTTCGAAGTCGGGACCCCGCAGTTTGCCGGTCGTGTGGAACTCACTCAGCCGATCGCCGGAGGCCCACAGAGTGAAATTGCCGTCGACCTCGTTGAGGTAGCCGC